ACAAGCGGATTGCTGCCCCAAATATCTGCGCCTTCCGAGTCTTTAAATTTACCGAATCCGGTCAGACTAAACTGCATCCCAAACTCTTGTGCCGAGGTGAGATTGATCGCCACTTTCGACACGTTTAACTCCGGTGTTGGTGTTGTTAATACTTCTATCATTCTGATTCCTCCGCTGCCGGTGCTGCCGCTGCGATTTCCGCTGCGTATGCTGCCACAACTTCATCAGTCCAGACCGCATTTGCAACCGCTTGAACCTTCGCATCCTCGCCACTTACGTCATCGCCGGGGGCGAGAACTTTGCGGTGGAAGCTGCGGTTCAATTCAACTCCGTCATCGAGTACAACTGTGTCGGTTCTCAAACCGATTGTGCCTAGTTCGCCAACTTCGATTTGGCCCGTTACTGTTTGTTTTTCTAATGCCATAATTAAACTGTATAAGTTCCGTTTAAGAAAAGATATTTACCAGTTCCAGCACTTATATTGTAAGTTCCCCACGCAGCGTCATTTATAACATTATAAAAACGAACTTCTGTGGTGTTTTTAACAATCATTGATTCAGAGCTTGAAAAAGGCAATTCGAAGAAAATTGCATTTATTGGGTCATAATTTGAGACGTTATTATTAGCTGCTGTGAACGGCAGCCCCGTCACTTTCATTTCACCAGAAGCACCGGATGTGTCTGCGTTTTCAAACCTAATTTGAATTTTAACAATATTGCCAATCCTTGTGTAATTGCCTGTCGTGGTTGGCACACTTGTTGGAGGAGTTGCTGCGGTTAGTGAAGCGGTAAATGTGCCTTCCTCATACGAATCGAGCGTATACCCCGTGCCGGTTCCGCTGCCAGTTGTCGCCGACTGAAACGCAATCCCGTTCACATAGAGCTTACGCCAAGCCAATGATGATGTTCCGAGATCAAGCAGACCGTTAATCGTGGGGCTAATGTTTCCCGTGGAATTTAGCCCCAACGAGAAGGTCGCGAGGCCGGTGCTTGAGAGTGTGCCGGTGACTGCTAGTCCGGTTGTGGAGATGGTGAGCGGACTTGTCGTGCCATTATGGGAGAAATATAACGCACCCCCAACATTGTAAATTTCCCACGGCGCAGCATTGGTGTCGTCCAACACAACCCCCGCGTGGTCTGAATGGCCAACATATAAAAACCGCGCCACTCCCGCCGCTGAAACTGGCGCACCGCCCACGCCCACATTCCCACTTACCGCCAACTCCCCATCAGCCGGTGTCGCCGCACTCGTTCCAATGCGAGCCGCCGTGGCATTCACTTGGACAAGAGGCGTGACTTGCGAAATTCCAGTTGGGTTCGTCCCGTCATTGGAAGCTTCGCCGTCCGCTGCACCAGCGCGGTCTTGCACCATAAACGAAATTTCTGGATTGCTAAACGCTAGGTCGTAGTCAGCCACGCAGCCGATTTCGCGGACGGTTACATTCTTGATGTCTAAATTTGACGTAACGCTGTTTTGCCCGAAAAAGCGTGTTGAGTTCGTAGAAGAAATAAATTCTTCGGTATATGTTCCGTCAGCGGCGTACAGAGTTTTGTCAGCACCGTAATCATCATCGACCGTGACGCCGCCACTTACCCAGTTATCAATTTCAAATGTTATTCGGTATTTTTTGCCAACCGTTTGGTTGCTTGCTGTTGCGTAAAGCGCATAATCGTCAGTCGTTGCACAATGAGCGACATTGCCGCCGGGGATTGTCCAGCCGGACTGCTTCGTCCAATTTGTGTCTGCGGCGAAAGTTCCGTTTACAACTAAATCCGTCTGCGCCCCATACTGGTCGGCAAACGGCACGGTAGCGTTCTCGTAGCTCGCCGTAACCTCCGCTGCGGTCAGCGTCTTGTTCCAGAATCGGGCGCGGTAGATTGTGCCGTCGAACCAAGTTGTCGAATCAAAATTCGACCCAATCGCCGCATCTGTGCAAGCGTCAACATCTGGGGTTCTGCCTAATGTTACCGTGCTGACTTGGTTGCCGTTGTCGTAAAGAATCGCGGCAGTTCCATCTATTGTGATAACGAGGTGGTGAACTTTTAAGTCATCTAACAAGAGAACAGAAAAATCGCGATAGTCGGTATCATAAAATGACAGCTTGTCCGTTGAGCCACGAATACCAAACCAAAGTCTGCCGCCGGTTCCAAAGTCAATGATGCCTTCCTCGCCTCCGTCTGGGTTTCCTTGAATGATTAACTCATAAGAAAACTTCGTGCCGAGATTTGGCGGCGAGTCAATGTCGATGTTGCCAGCCGCACCGTCGAAGTGCAGACCTTGGCCGTCGGACGAATTTATGAGATGTGTTATTACCTCAGAACTCGAACTACCGTTATTATAAAATATTTGTGCGCTCATCCTTGCGAAACTACTACGTTACTTGTGCCACTTGCTGTGATAAATGAAATCGTTCCGGTGTACCCGGATATGTCGATCATCGCCCCGGTTCCATCGTTGTTGTTCGCTCCCCCGGCTAGGATATAGGTGTAGTTTTGGTTTGTGGTTGCGGCTGTTGCTCCGACTCTCATATACACCGCTTGTGTGCCTATATTCTGCACCGTGCAATGATACGGTTTGCAGTTTGTTACATCTTGAGCCGGTGAACTGCTAACCGCTACAGTTGACTGTGTTACCGTCTCAAAGCTTTTAAATCTCTCGTTCTGGACTGACATAATTACGCTCCCCCGCTTCTTGTAAAATTGATTCTACCGGCTACCCCGGTATCTCCTACTATGCTAAAAAATCCAGTGTAGCCTTCAATGTCCAACCTCGCGCCGGTTCCATCGTTTGCGACAGTGCATCCCGCTAAAATATAACTAAATCCGCCGCTTGACGTTGTGGCGGCACTTCCTAATTTAACGTAAACCGGCTCGGTTCCTACGTTCGTCAATTGCGTTAATTGCGGTCTGGCCGAACTGAAAGCAGTTGATGCGTTTATGTCTGTCGGAAGAACTGCCGCGCCCGTTGTATTGTAATAATACGAGTAAGTTGTTTCGTAGCTTCGGAATCGTTCATTTTGTCTTGCCATAATCTTTCGTTAAACTTCCCAAACCTTTTTCATCTGCCCCTTCGTGTAGCGGCTGCTCCACCCCTTCGGATTCATCTCGGCAGCACGTAGTGCTCCCTTGACTTGCTCCTTTGGAGTGAAGGGAGTGACTTGCCCCCCGAAACTGAATGAAGTGGGAACATCGAGCTTGCTCCAGCTCCCTTCTCCGTCCGTAAAATTGTCGAGGCTAGGAGAGGCCAAGAACTCTTTGACCTCTCCCGTCTCGTTATTCTTGTAATCCAGTAAAGGCACTTAAGTCTTTAGCTGAATATAGTAGTCAGTACCGTCCAGCTTAACGTGCATATAGCTGCCGGATGAGTCCGTTCTACTTCCGCTATCTACTGCACCGTACAGCTCGATCTCCTTGCCGGCAATATCCTCAAAAGTAATCTCTTGAGTTACTGCTTTAGTGGTTTGCCTCTCGTTTTTCTTAGAGCTTGCCATAATCTTTACATTCCTCCTTTAGCGTCGATTTTAACCATCTCAGCCATTAGTTCATCGCGGCTTGGGCCTTCCACAACTTCCTCCTCAACGATCTCCTCCTCCGGATAAGCCGGCTGTCCGTTGACAGTTTCCATTGTGATTTCGACTGTGTCGCCGTCCACTCCTTCAACAGTTCCCTCAATAGTGAAGGAGACTGTATCGCCCTCAGACGGTGAGATCATCTCACCCTCCTCGTCAGCCATCGCAAGCGAGGCCATTGGTATTGTTACTTTTGGCATAAGTGTAAACTAGGGAGGGGGGTCAACCCCTCCCTAGAGGGTTAATCTTAGCTGTAGTTTGTGCCGCTATAGACTTGAGCCAAGAACTTCGGCTGCAAGATTGATTGGCCGTAGTAGGTCTTGAAGCCGATAGTGGTGAGCTGTGCCAACGGGTCGGTCTTGTCCGGCCCTTGAGCAATCTGCATCTTAGGCCCGTAAGGGCTCTGAGAGGCCAGATCGACAACGCCATAGGCTTGATCACCAAACACGAATGTTGAGTAAACATCGCCACCAGACGCATAAGTGAACTGGTTGCCGCTGCCGTTATCAAGACGGTAGGAGTTGGTTGTCTCGATACACCGGATCCCGGCGTATTTGCCAACTTCGCCCTTCATAATCGAGCTCGGATCGCCGTAGTGGCGTGAGCTGATCCAATCAGCATCATTCTGAATGTCACGAAGCACCCGAGGATCCGCAACGGCAGTGTAGTAGCCGCCTGTGGTCGGAGCGTTGTTGACTTTCAGAGCCGTTGCAGTGTCCAGCAACTCCAGCCCCGTCATCACTTGCGAAGAGGTTGGGGCTGAGCTGTACCAAGCAGACGAACCCGCATAGCGAGCAATCTTGCCGCTCGTTGTAGAGCCGCCATTATCGCCAAGAGTGTAGCCGATTTTACTGTCCAAATGCAGAGCTGCATCTTGACCGTTTACAACCGTAGCTTGCTCCAGATGATTAAAGAGGGCTTGGGCGGTCAACAGATCCGAGATTCCAATGACTTGTCCGTACTGAGACAATGTCACAGCAACCGTTTGAAGTGTCATCTCCTTGTAATCGCCCGTAGCCCAAGCTGCTCCACCGTGGCCAACTCCCTCGGTAAGACTCTTGATATTCCCCGTCTCCGGTTCCACATAACGGAAGAATGTTACGCTATTCTTCCCCGCCTTTTCTGGTAACGCTTGCCGCTTGGCAAACTGATCCAGAACTAGATTCTGCGTAATCTGCTTTAGCAGTTCTTTGCTAAAGTACGCTTGTAGTGAACTGCTAATGCCAGCCGAACTGGTATCCGTAATTCCCGCCATAATAGTATATTCTAATTAATAGTTTGTTAAGTGAGCACAAAGCCCCGTGCATCAGCGTCCTTCACCATCTTCAGCAGTTCATTACGCTGCCGGCTCGGTGTTAGTCTGTCGAAGGATTCTGATCTCCCCGATTGATCCACGGTGCTCCCGTTCAGTTGCGTTTTCTCATTCAACTCCTTCAGCTCCTTCTGAAGCTTGGAGTTTTCCGTTTCCAATTCATCCACTCGGTTCGCCTTCATAAACGCCTTTGCAGCTTCCACTGCATCGTTGATGCCTTCCGGGTAAGTGGCCAAAATCTTCTTTCTATCCAACAGCTCAGAAACGTATTTGTATAATTCAGAGTCTTGATCCTTCAGTTCCGGATTGTCCTTCACGTTCTGGCTCAAGTTTAACTCCCACTGCTCCATCACTGTCCTTTGCGCTGCAAGGACTTTCTGCTGCTCGATAGTTTCCCGTGCTGTCTGAGCCTTTTCGGTGGCTAACTTGGCCAGATCGTCACGCCCCTCCTCTTGGTATTCTTGAGCGATGAGCTCGTAATCTTCCGGAGTGAACTGTGCCGCATCTTTCCGTTGCTGGATCTCGCTGAACGCATCGTTTTTCTGGGCTTCAAACTCGGCCTTTTGCTTATCCAGCTCAGCCTTTTCTGCTTTCACCCTATCCTTCTCTGCGTTGATCTCCTTCCAGCTCTTGTTAGCCCTATCTTGGCTTTTCTTTGCGCGGGAGTATTTTGACTTTGACTGTTCCTCGGAAGGCTCTTCAGCGTCCTTTACGGGCTCCTCAGCGGCCTCCTCGGGTTTGTCCTCAACTGCTTCAGTCTGTTCGACGGGCTCCTCTGCCGTGTTATCAGAGGGGGTGCTCACGGTTTCAGTCGCGGGGGCTTCGCCGTCAAAGGCGGCGATCTGCCCTAATAGCTCTTCGCGGCTAACGTCAACCTCACCAAACTTTACTGTTTCGGCTTCAGACATAAATTCAAATTCGATTAGGGCTCGTCATCCAAGCCAAGTCATCCGTTGCTCCGTTCACCTCCGGAACTCTTTCCGGTTGGCGAACCATTAGCCCGTCAATGCTGGCCAGTGCTCCCTTAAATCCAGCAGCCCAACCCGCTTCATAAGCCAGTTCCCGGCTGCCGGACGAGATTAGTTTCTCCATCTGGTGCAAATGCAAACTCAGAAGAGAACTATTTAATTTGCGGCCCGTCTCCGAG